CCTTGGCCTGTATCTCCTGGCCATTGGTTAAAACCACCTCTTAAATTACCAGTTCCTCCACCATACTTACCACCAATACCAGTTCCACCTGATGATCCACCACTACCATTTGCACCACCTGAACCACCTGCGCTGTATGTAGTACCAGATGGACCTTCTCCATAGAGACCAACACCTCCGCCGCCGCCTCCTGGGTAGTTAGACCAACTTCCTTTAGCGCCTCCAGCTCCGCCACCACCTGAACCTGCAGACCAAGCTGGGGAAGCGTCTTGATGTTGACCGTGTCCACCGTTTCCAGAGTATCCTCCAGCACCTCCGCCGCCACCTTGGTTATAAGGATCGTTCCTAGAGTATGATCCACCACCGTTTCCTCCGCCGTCGCCGACGTAATCTCCACCTTGGGGTGCTTGGACAGTTGAGCCGTAGTTTCCTGCTCCTTGACCACCACCACCTTTTACTGTTGAGACATCTTTAAAGTAAGAATCTTCACCGTCTGCGCCTCCTCCTTGATGCTGACCAACTTTAACTGTTATTGATTCTCCGGGGGTTACAGGAATATTATTCTTCCAACCTAGACCACCTCCTGCTCCTCCAGCTTTTGTCATTTGATATGGATAATAAGTGCCTGGTGCGCCTCCGGCTCCTACTGCTACAACATGAACTGAAGTAACACCAGCTGGTACAACCCAAGTGTGTGTTCCAGGAGTATCAAATAATACTCCACCTGATTTTATATATGATACTGAAAATGAAGAGTTTCTTAGCTGCTCAGCTCTTCCGTCCGTAACCTTAAATGCTATATTAAAAGATCCTCCACCTGAGTCGAATCCAGGTTGAGCATTTAATGAGTCTACACCTAACGGAGTAATTGTAAACTGACTGTTAGAATCTTGGATTATTCTTGCGAGATACTGTGCAGAGTCTGCTGCAGTGTGTATGAAACGAGGAGCAAACCCATCAGAGTCTGCCCCATATAACTTAATGATTGTAGGATTACCTGGTGAGTCTAGAACATAGGCAGATTGTGTAAGTGGTGCTATAAAACGAGGAGTAGCATTAACTATTGACATTCTAAACCAACCGTCACCGCCCCAAACATACATGTTGTCGTTATCAACAATGTAGCTCAGTTCGCCGGTGGTGTTCGATGATCCTGTTGGTAGATCTGTTTGAAATTGCTTAGTGCCTGAAGTAGCAATGTCGGCGCCTAGTTTTTCCTTTGATAGTGTACCAGCTGCGCCTAATAATTTACCTAGATTTCTTCCTCTTGACATGTTGTATCCTTAGAATCTCTTCTATGGCAATCTAAAATTTTCGTACATAGATGGATAGCTTCATCGTATCCATCACGAAAACGATTCTTTCTGTTACCATAGCGTTTAAACCACTTTAAGCTATTTATAACAGATGATCTCTTGTCTTCAGGAATTTCGAAGTTTCTTATTAGTTCTTCGTATTGGTAACGCCAATTTAATATTTCAGCCACCGAGTTGTTCATACACCATTCTCCAATTTGACATTTTAGGGATACCCTCAGTATTTTCAGTTTTAATGTGAGGGTGTTTCATTAAGAGGGGTTGAAGACCAAACTCAGCACCTTGTACTGCGTTCTTAACTTTGTCCTCAATCCAATATGCACCTGGGTACCATGTAGCAAATTTACCCAAGATGTCATCTTTATCTGCACCTGTATCTAGGTACACAAACTCATCGAAAACTTCTTTACCAAAAATGTTTTGAAGATTTTTAGTTCTTAATTCTTGTGTGTATCTGTTTAGAGATAGTGAAGTTATAACTGTAAACTTATGACCAAACTCTTCGTGTATTTTTTTAACATATTTGACTGAGTCATATAGTGGAGGTAAGAAACCAATGTTTGAAGAGTTATTGAACTCTAATACATATTCAAATATATCTGGCATATTGTATCGATCTGCTTGATCGTATACTCTAACATCTCCTTCAGCGAAGATATTCTTTTCTCTCATCATCCAAGCATCGAATGGATCTCTCCAGTTTAGTAAAACTCCATCACAATCTGTTAATATTATACTCATAAATTTTCATTCCTTATTAGTTATTATAGTACCAATCTACCATACTTTCAATCAAAAGTAAACCATTAAATGCGATTAATTGCACTTTTTTTCAAGTACTGTGACATTTTTATCACTGTTTCTCCACTCTCTATGGACAGACTTAGGTATAACAACATACTCTGGTGTTCTTATTTTCCAATACGTCCAAGATCTCTTGCAGTGATTCTTATCGAACCATGCAAGAGAATCAATGAACCAAACTAAGTTATATTTTTCTTTTCGCTTCCAACCATAATTTCTGGCTGAAAACGTTTGATTTGAAGGTCCTCCTAAGAAGACGTTAAAAAGAATAGAGATCGCCACTCCTAATCTAGCAAGATACTCTTTGATACTCCTTAAACTCAATAATTTCTTCTTCATCGGCGATCTTCTGTGGTCTCAAAACATTTTTCTTCTCAACATGTCGAATCCTCAGATTCTTATGCTGAGATTGCAACTTGTTTCTACCCTTCTTCTTATTACGCGGGTCGAATCGAGAATATTTAGTCATTTTACATAAGTTCAAAATGAGGACCATCGATGAAAGGACGTCTACCTTGACTCCTTCTTAAATCGATGTATGCATTCATAGCATCTTCAGATGTTCCTTCATAAGAACGAATATCTCCTTCTGACCATGCTGCACCCCATTTGATTGCAACTCCCTTTTCTTTTGCTGCTTGCTTAAATGCGTCACAAATATCATCATATACATTTAATTCCCAGACAACATCTGATCCGTCATATGCTACAACATCGACAGCGTGTGAAAACCCACTGTCTTGAATTAAATGTTTGGACTTCATTGTTTGAGAACGACCAGATGCAACAAGTTTTTCTTGTTCTTCTACTGTTCGGACTCCGTAAGTTACGCCAAAATCAACTTTAGTGAGTTCGATTGCTCTTTCTACGACAGCAACCATATCTGGGTGAACTCCTTCCAGTTTTCCTTTTGATCTACTAGATAGATTAAAAGCCATTATCTCCATAGCCTCCTATAGTGTTTTCTATTTCTGTTGTTAATCCTTCGAAACCACCAACATGTTTCTCATTCATCCAGATTTGAGGTACTGTTCTTACACCTGGTAGTTTTTCGAAGAGCTCTACTTTATAGTGATCATTCACTATATTCTTATATTCATAATCCAGTTTGTAGTCATCACACAACTTCTTGGCACGTTCGCACCAACCACAATCTGACTTTCCGTAAATTGTTATCATTCAGCCTTCCAGATAGTCCATGCTCCATAGACTATTGCTAGTCCCGCAGCAATTTTTGCTAATGGCGCTAAGAATAGAACCATTAGTCCTAGTGCTACTAATGCAGCTCCATCCCAACTTGTACGTTCTTTCATTCTATTATTAAGCCAACTTTTCATATTTGCCTCCTTAGATTACAGTTATACTTATACATGTTATAAGTTCAACATCTCTTTTGTCATAATATAATCTCTAACAAAATCAGATCGAACAATGTCGACCCATTCAAAATTAATAACTCTAAAAAATCTCATCTGTTCTACGATGCTTATAAATTTTACTATTCCGTCTTTTTCTTTTGCATTTGTAAAATCAGACTGTCTACTATCACCACAAAAAATAATTTTACACCTATGACCAACTCTTGTAATTACAGAATCTAACTCGTGAAAGTTTAAGTTCTGCATTTCATCAACAATTATAATAGTATCATCAAATGTTATTCCTCTTATAAAAGATGTAGTATCAAAGTCAACAGCCTTAATAGTTCTTAATTTTCCCCATGCACCTACATATCCAAAGAGTTCATCACATATTGCTTTATACGGTGCCTGATAAGGTTCTTCTTTTTCTTCCTTTGTTCCGGGTAAATGACCACCGTCTCTTGTTGAGACTATAGATCGAATTACAAGTATTCTTTTATAGTCTTGTGGATTCTTTAGCATCATCTTAAACGCCAAATAAAGTGCAATAAATGACTTACCAGTTCCTGCACTTCCACTCAACACTAAGTTGTGTCCTTCTTCCCAAAACTCAAAAGCTTTCTTCTGATTTTCGGTAATAGGACTGATTGTCTCTAGTTCATCTAGAGCAACCCGCGCGCTCTGTCCTTTTTTCATGTCTTAATAGTATTACCTGAGCCTGAGCCAGATTTAATCTGTTTGAGTTTATCTTTAAACCCATCTGGAACTTTACTTGCTAGTGAACCTACACCTGAAACAATCTTAGGTGCAGTAAGTACATGAACGAGATCTGGATCAGATCCGAGCATTTGTTGCAACTCATCCCATTTGCATACTACATCATAACTCTTTTGAGTTGCTTTATTACGCAGCGTATACGTCGGCATATTCTTTTCCTTTAAACCATTCTGGTACATTACGTTTTGTCCAAACCATTTTAAATCTATCTTGTTTAGTTTGATAGTATTCTTGATATGACTTTACTGGCTGTCCTTCATGTATACACTGTGGCTCATGTGTCATAGCAAGAGGAAACGGTGTTAGACCTCCAATTGGAATATTTTTAGGTGGTATGGATAACACATCTTCCAGTATAGTTTGTGTACTGTGTGTCTTTTCATATCGGTATTGATACTCAATACATAAGGCCTGAAAGTGATCATAGTGCCAAGCATAGTTTCCAATACTTTTCATTGACCATGTAGTGCATGGGTGATAGTGATGGACAGCTTTGTACAAAGTATTTTCAAGATTGCTGTCAGGATGCACCCAATAATTAACCATACGTTTACCAGACTTAGATGGTCTTTTTTCTGTATAACCATCAAGCATTCTATGTGCAGTTGACAACATTTGACCTGACTCAACAATCATCTTTACGACGTGTTTGTCACATTGAAGCTGTGCTGCTTTGATTGGATTTTCATCCAAGATAAAAATATTCATAATATACCTCTGTTGATTAATTTAATTATATCAAACTTTCAATAAAATGTAAACCTTTTTATGCGGCCCTTTCCACAAATTTTTCTAAGTGTTTATCTATGTATTCTTTCTTAGTCTTTATTTTTTCTACGAGATCGTGTTTTCCTTCTTTTTTCATGGTTTTTGCAAATCTTTCTAGTTCAGTTGAATCTTTCTGAAGTCTTTGTATTTGTAAGTGAGTCATTAAATTCTCCTCGTAAAGGGGTTATAGGGTTAACATTTTCATTATGTAGAATCTAACAATAGTCCAGGAAATGCTTCCTCAACTACGTTTCTTGTCACTCCTTTTATTGGCTTCTTACTAACCATATCTATTACTACTTCAGCATCATCCGGATGAATACCTTCAAGTAACGCTAAGAAAAGTTTTTCTCTTTTGAATGAAGGCATAGATGCGCCGGGTCCACCTTTTACAAAATATTGAAATTGAGTATTCTGCTTCTGTAGATCAGAAGGCGTAGACTGCTCAAGATTAGGAGTAAAAGGTGGCCTACCCGGAGGTAGTAGCCAATGAATAGTAGAATCATAAGTTCCTCTAAGAACATCTTTTAGTGCCCAAGAGTCGTTATCCTTTAATATTTTTACTTTCTCATCTTTCTTCTTTTTCTTCTTTACTTCCTCAAGTACTTCAAACACTAATTTATAACTCATTTTTCGCTCCAGTCTTTATCCCAACCTAAGTCATAAAATAACCTAAGTTGTATATTTGTCATTTTAAATATAGTCTCTTCAAATGCATAATCACCATAACCAATAAGCTCGCGATGTATCATCCACTGATCCGGATCAAGAAACATAAGGTTTCCTTCTTTAGTTAATACCATGTTGTGGAGTGATAAGTCGCCAGGAAGAAAGTAATATCCAGCATTAATATCTCTGAGATGTTTATTATAGATCAAACTCTGCAATTTTGTTTCTGCTAGCTTGATTTGTACAGCTAGTAAAGATGTCGGATGGAGTTTATCTTTATTTACTAGTTCTATTTTTTTAGTTTCTTTATTGTAAATTCTATCAGTTAAAAGTTGGTCAGCTGTTACGTCAACGTCAACGTACTCCATTACAATTGTTGAGAACTTATCTTTGTTAACGGTACCAGAATTTAATAACTCGTGAACGTGTACGAGTCCCGGTATCTTTTCACAAATGTAACGATAATTATCTAACCATTCCTTTGAAAATATAGCCTGAGGTTTATATGTCTTATAAACTTTATTTTCTTCTTCATGATGCTCTATTATCGTTTTCTGACTTTCATATAACTTAATCATATAAATTCTTGTACACTCTCCAATAGTCTCTTACATCTTTTATTTACTAAGTATGGAAAGACTTTTCCTCTGTTCTTCCAAGGATCTTGCCCTTCAAAATTATTTATAATACTAAGTCTTACAGGATCAGGTGTTTCTGTTAAATCTATCAATTTTTTATTTCTTAGATAGTTACGGTATATTGTATCTCCCATATCACGCTGAAGATTATCTGACTCTAGCCATGCGTCTATTTTTTTCTTAGTTACTGGTGACTGACGTCTTTCTTCTACAAATACATTATCATCTGAAAGAACATTTGGTACTCCATCACCGCCATCACCTTTAAATATATGTTCCATAGAATATAGTCTAGGGTTCTTATGTGTCACGAATTTTTTAGTCATAGGAGAGTACTGTTTGACGTTACTATACTTTTGTAATTGAATGAAATCATGATCTGCAGATATAATCATTACCGGTTCGTTCTTACCAAACTCTTGTGTCTCTATGGCGATCTGAGCAATAACATCATCCGCTTCGCATCCTTGTTCATGCATTACTTTATACGGAAAGTTTTCTTTAATTTCTTCTCTTATCATGTTAAGAAGACGAAAGGCTTCGTTCCAGTCTATCTTAGACTCCTCTCTACCTTTTTTTCTTTTATACTTATATTGAGGGAATACATCCTTGCGCCAGTTACCTGCACCATCTGCAACAACTACTACTTCACCGTATTCTTTACCAAACTTTTGACGATACATTCTTATAGAATTTAGTATCATATGTCTAAGTAAATTTTCTTCTACTGCCAATCTTTGTACGACGAGATTACCAATAGCTACGCCATTATAATCAATCAATATCATGTACTACCACCTTCCATCATTATTCAATAATTTATTATACCATAGTTCGATATAATTGTACACCATTAATTACGCTTTTTCCTCTCCATTTACTACTTTTCTTAAACTATCTTCTGGAGAACATACAACCCTTTGAATAGGTTTCATGCTCTGATATTCCATAACTAACTTTTGAGTAAACACTTGAATTTGACTCGGATCATTTGCTGCTTCTACACACTGCTCTAAGCTAGTGTAGTTTGGCTTATGAAAAATGTATACGTCTTGATAACCATCAGGTGTTATTCCTGCAAATATTACAACTAAAAACCATTTCATTCTAATTTTACTCTCTTTCTATTTTCTATATGTTGTTCACTTATTTCTTCTTTCGACTGTCCATGATACTCAACAGCATGTCCTTCTTCAATCATCTTTGCATTTACGTTAGTTTCAAAACACCAGACTTCTCCTAGTATTCTGCCAAACTTTCCTTTTTCATCTTTGTGAGTTCTGATAGTTACTCCACCAGATTTTACCCACTTTTCTAAATAAGCTGCGGCGGCTTTACCGTATTTCTTTTCTTCTTCATCTCGAGTTCTAGACTCTGGAGTATCTATGCCATACAGTCTAACTCTTTCGTTTCTTAGCCATATACCGAAACCAAGATCTATATCTACGTCGATCGTATCTCCATCGACAACCTTTATTACCTTACATCTATAAGTATGCATTTCTTATCCCTTCAAATGTTTAGAGTGAATCTTACCACCTATGAACTCATTGTAATAGTCTTCTTTAAACAGAACTTCTCTATCAATTTGCTCTTTCATTTCATAGTATGACATTTCACCTTTAGTCTTACAGAGCTTTATTATCTCTCTTTTAAATCTCTTTTCTCCTTCTGCCTCAACTAAAAGTTTCACCTTTTCATTTGATCCATAGTAGGTTTGCCAGTCTGAATCTTTTTTGGAATGTCTTTTGTTAACTTTACCCTTTAATGGTCTTAGCTTATGTATTTTCCAAAAGTTCTTTTTTCCGACATATTTCTTATTGTTATTTAAATCTGTTATTAAATAAACAAAACCAGCCAAGTTCTCATAAGAGTACTCGACTGGATCGAATATTTTATCTTCATAAAACCACATGTTATTATATATTAATCTTCTTCATCTTCGTCATCATACTCAACTAATTGAGCATTACAATCGTTTCCACACAAGGGACAAAACTGAGGTTCAATATCAGAGGACACCTGAGATTCGCCATCACAGAATGTACATTCAAAATAATAATACTTCACACTAGAAGTCTATCTCGCACGCTCCGCCGACACATGCTTCAGAAGCAATGGTGTCTGCGTCAGTGTAACGCTTTTCGGTTAAATCCTCTTTCCATTCTATTGTTTTAAAGTTTTTGTTTATTTTATTCCATTTGTGTAAAAGATAAGAATCCTTTAAGCAGTGTTCTGCTGTCTTTAAATCTCCTTTTAGATAGTTATCCGCAAAGTTTTGAAATCTTCTCACCCAATCTTTCTTTATTGCATTATCTGAAGTTTCAAGCGTAATATCCTCTCCCATTCCTTGAGCGGTAGCGCATGCCTGCCAGAGATTAGGAAATGCTGAGAGTGCATCTACGACAAGACCAGATGCAAATATTGCGGCAGTATCATATTTTTTTACCATTTCTTTTGCAGAAATAACAGCTGTGTTAGGAGCTTGATTGTAGTCTTTATCTCCTGTCATTGGAAGAAAAGAAATACCAGCAAAAGAGTTTCTATTTTCAAACACATATTTTTCTACTTGATCCCAATCATCTACAATAATAGTATTTGATACGTTGTGTCTAACTCCTTCATCTGCACATAGATCAATATTAGTACCGGCTTCTACCCAATGTTTTTGTGCCAGTTTTACTTTTTCAAGATGAGATACTCCTAGGAGTGCATCTTTAAATATTGAACCTTTCTTTGGAAGAATTGGAAACGAAACAACTACATCAGATCCAGTGGCAGACCATACTGAGTCTTCAACCATAAAAGGATTTGATTTTTGAATAGCTTGGGTAACTTCTGAATCTTTTGTCATCTGTACATTTCGAATATACATTTGCGAATGTTCAGCATGTATTCCAGAACCAGTTTGAAGTAGAACTGAGGCATTTCCCGAAGGTTTCACGCACGTGGTTCTGGCCGCAGGATTGATTCCAATAGCTTCAGCGACTTCTCTATTAACTTCTTTAACAATTTTTGCTCCTTCTTCTAATACTTCAGGATCAAATAATACATCAGGGTTGTTCATCCAACCTGTAATAGATGCACCAATCAGTGCTTCTCTGTCAAAGATCTTTTTACTTGTATCACCAAGAAATTTAAAGTCTGTATATCCAGCTTGTAAAGTTCCTAAAATAGATGCTGCACGACACGCTTTAAAAAACTCTTCTTTTGACGTGCACTTACCGCCGTTTATTTCTGTTAAGTTGCATCCTTGCCAGCCAGATTTTCCTTTGATCTGTGGAAACATTCCGATCTCAACGCAAGGATTAGTAGTATGTTCTTTTGAATTTACAAAAACAAAACCAGGCTCACCAAACTCTCTCACACTTTGCATAAGTTTATTAAACTGTTCTGGAGATGTTTCGTTTCTTA